AAGCCATTGTTGAATAGGTTTGCAGCTTTAACCTGCTTAGTGTTAGCCATTGCACGAGCAAGACCTCTAGCACGAAGCTTGGCAAACGTATCATAAAGATTGTCTTCCATTGCTTCTTCTGTAATGGCAAATGCCAATGCTACAGTCTCAGCCGTATAACGGGCTACATAACTCTCTTGTGCGTCATCATAAGTAACGGCAGCACCTTCACCTTTAGTTGGCGCAGAGCCAAATCCAGTGAATAGTACTTCTTCTTCAAAAGCACGATCTGAGTTTTCTATATCATAGAGAGGTTTATGTTCATCATTAACTTCTCCATACTCAACTCCAAACACAGCATTTAAGCCGGGAAGGAGTTCTTTACTAATACTAGCTCTATTTATAGCCATAATAAATCCTCCCTATTAAGCAGTAGATGCTGTTGCCGTAACATAATTGTCACGGTGTGTGTTAAGATATACTTCAACGATTGGATATGCATCACCATCACTCTCGTCAGGTAGTTGCGCTCTACCAATAACCCGTGCAGGAAGTTCTGTTTCTGCACCTGAAGAGGCCATTAAGTAGTAACTGGATTGACCAGTTGTAGTGCTTCCTGAAGATGCTGTTGAACTGACGGTTACATTGTAGTTCTTTACAATGAGAGCTTCAGCAGCAGATAGAGTTAGCGAACATTGAATGTGATAAGTTTGATTGGCATTAGTAATGACAAAAAACTTAATATCTGAGGCACTAGTTCCACCCGTCCAGTAACGTGAGAATTTTTGTTCTCCATTTTCAACATACTGACAGCCCATGAAAACCCCTGAAGGCTTAAGAGTTGTAGCAATAAATGGTGAGATAGTTGCAAAGTTTGCACCCGGCAGAACTACTGGATCACCAGTGAAAATGTTGTTAGTAGGTGTACCTGCAAGGCCAGTAGATGACCAAGCAATGATGTCAGTTACAGCTTCATTATTGTAACCTCCACCTTTCATACGAGCAGGAGTAAAGCCACGAAATGCTTTAGTAGTAGACATGTGTTTCTCCTATGTTAAAAAGAAAAGCTTAGTCTTGAAAAGACGGTTGCCTTCCTTTTGTTATTACTGACTTACTTGAATTTGTAATCGGCATACGAGAGTTATTACCTTTCATGAGTTGTGCATTAACCGCATCCATCATGTTATTAGCTTTATTCTCATAATGCTTCCTTCTAGCCGTTACTTTACCAGTTGGCAACTTTGCCAATGCTACGTCCCCACGACAGACTGTACCAGTGTAACGACCTTCTTTCCTTACGAAGGATGTAATTGCAAGTTCAGGAACCTCATCAGGTGTTACAAATTCCCAACCCTGTTGCTGTTTCTTGCCAATATTAGAGATATCATCTTGTCCTTTTACAGATATGCGTAACCAACGTAATGACAGACCGTCATTGTTGAATCGTGCTTCTACCTCTGGAGGTATTTCAAGGGCATCTGGCTCCTCAAAGGTCCACTCTTCTTCTCTTGTATTTGCTTCTCGACTTGTATTACTACGTACTTCATTTCGTGTTGTCATTCTTTATCTCCCACGTTAATTTATGTTTGTATAGCCATCTGAGTCATCAACTTTTAATTTCTCAGCAGCATATCTTTCAAGCGGTATATCCCATTTCTGCGCTAACCTAACATCTTCTTTTGTTAACTTAACTTTTTTAGAATTGGTTGGGGATGAACGTGACCCTCCCGACACTACTTGAGCAGGTGTTGACGTATTTTCCTGCACACGGTTTTGACTTTCTCCAAACTTCTGTGGAAAAGCCGATTGAATCCTTTTATTAATTTCTTGATAGAAGTCTTGATCTGTTGGATCATACCCTTCTCCTTTTAGCTCTGCATCTATTGCTAGAGCAGCAGCAGTCATAACATTATCCTTACCAAACCAATCATTATCAGAAGCCCATTGCTCTGCTCTTGGATCAGTCCTCTGAGGTGCAGGTTGTTGTACCTGTTGTTGTGGTGCAACTTCCTCCTGTATCTCCTGATAATTATTCTGAGCAGCAGTTACATTCTTAAGATCTATCTGAGCATCATTAAGCATTTCTTGTGCTTTAAGAACTCTATCTTTATCTCCTTCTTCAAAGGCTTCTGTGTAAACTGCTCTTGCTAGTTCTATCTTATCAGTTAGTTGTTTCTCAGAAGCATCTAGACTAGACTTTCCTAGTACATTTACTTCTTTATCTTTTGTTCTGAGGTTACTAGTTAATTCCTCATTTTTTTGGATGAGAGCTTGAATATGTTCATCACGTTCTTTACGTTCTCTAATAAGTTTCCTTATTCTTTTTTCTGCTCCCTGAGTTTTAATACCTTCTAGTTCAGGCTCTTCAGCTTTGACTTCTTCTTTAACAGGCTCTTCTTTAACTTCTTCTTCCTGTTCAATCTCTACTTTAGTTTCTTCTTTTTCCTGTACTTTTATCTCAGGTTCTTTCTCAGGTTCTTCTTCAAATTCAATTTCAATCTGATCTTCTTGCTCTGCATTCTGAACACTGACTGTGTTCCAATTATCATCTTCCATTTTATTATCCTTCCGTTGTTTACGAAACAAACGATTTACGTATTGGTAATATTATATCATATAATTAACTATTTCCCAAATTAATTAGACCCTTTACTTAAATTAAATGTAGGATCAAGGTCTTTTGGGTCTTCTAGTCTCATGGTTATCTGGTCATCAAAGAGTAAAATAAAACGTACACCCTTATAAAAAAGCTTAGTTCCTATTAGTTTTCCATAAGAAACATAGTCACCAACCTTACACCAAGCACCAGCAGGAAACTTCTCTTTATCAAGATAAGCTAACTCTCCTAATGCTACTACCCTACCCACAGTCGTTAGGTAAGACATATCATCTTTAGTAGAGTCAGGAATATAAATACCACCCTTTGTCACACTCTTAACTGAGACAGGACGTATTAATACATGATAGCCGGGAAGTTCTGGCAATACATCTGGGTCTGCCATTTCTTCTACATCTGTAATCCATTTATCATTCTTTACTGATCCACCTAAGTGTTGTTCTCTCATTTTAGTCTTCATCTCCATATGTTCGTTTTTTAATAATATCTGTTAGATTATTTCTAGCCCATTCCAGACTAGAGATAGATCCAACAATTTGACGGTAGTGAGCATAATCTTCTGCTGCACCATTTCCTAAAGAAATACGAAGAGTATTAATCTCTTGATTAAACTCTTTAATTACTTCATCCCAAACTTCCATTACTTTAGTTTGGCTCCTTTATCAGATGCCTTCCAAGAGAAGTCATCCCATTTGTTTAATGAACTGCGAATACTACGTCCACCAGTTACATCTTGTGCAAATGGATCTCCAAAAGACTTGTCAGTATTCTTGACATGCTCTGGATAGCCTTTACCTTTCTTCATCATTATTCTTCTCCTTTTTCCATAATATCTTTTAAGTTACGTTCTGCTGTTCTATTGTCTTCACT